GGCTGCAGCATCTTAAATGAGGTAATGATCCACAAAGGGTTCTTTGTAGACCCCAGGTGTAAGCAGCTCATCAAGAGTGTAGAACACTTCACTTTCGTAGATAACGAATACAAACACGCGATCGACGCACTTCGCTATGGAGCTGTTGAGTTAATCACTCGCAGACTATATGCTCCAAGCAAGCTGAAAATGTATTAAGATAGGGCAGGATTATTATGGGCCTAAGTCTCACACGCGCCACACCACACCCACCAGCAGCACCCACAGCCGAGGACGCCCGGCGCTGGGAGCATTCTGGTCTGCGTATGCGTATGCTCATCGGACGCTGGGAGGATGACCTCGAGCACGCGGTAGCACTTCACGTCGACCCGAGTAGGCAGGCAGCCTGGGGCACTCCTGATCTGAGCTCGAACATCTTTCGATCAGTGACCAAGCAGCTTAGCGTGATGTATGACCGCGCACCTGTAGTGGATCACCTTGAGGGTAATGACATCGGGCTTGAGCTCATCAAGGCTGTAGACGCTTCCGGCCTGTGGGCCATGATGCCGCGCTTCGCTGCCAACGTGATTGGCTGCCGTGAATTTTACATGGCTATCAATGCCACTGCAGACGGTGAGCTTATCTACAGGCCTGTAGCGCCTAACCGTATCATCGCTCTGGCAGATGCTGAGCGCCCAGATGTGCCAGTGTTTATCAGAGAGCTGAGGCTCAGAGAACACCCAGAGACGCGCGAGATCATCTGGACCTGGCACGAGCTGGACATCAGAGATGAGGCCAACCCAGTAGAGCGGATCCTCAATACTGATCACGCGGGCAAGGCTAATGTAGATCTGACCGTAGCGTATCTCGGAGCAGAGCGCAGCGGAGAGGCCTACCCATATCGAGACGCAGCAGGCAAGCCCTTCATTCCTGGAGTGCTCTACCACGCAGAGAAGACGGGGGCGCTATTCGATGCCTATGAAGGCTCAGAGGTCGTCTACGGCAGCCTCAACTGTGCTGTGTTCTACTCCATGTTCGGTCATACATTGCGAGACGCTTCCTGGCCTCAGCGCTATTGCATCGGGGCAATGCCGATGGGCATGGGCCTTGAGGATGGAAACAACAACAGCAACCGCAGAGCGATCAGCACCGATCCGGCTTCTATCTTGATGTTTAGCGCAGACGGTGATCTTCAGCCCCAGCTGGGACAGTTCGCTCCTGGGTCTGACGTGTCTAAGATGCTCGAGGCTATCAGTAGCTATGAGCAGCGCGTGGCTGAGTTCGCTGGCGTCTCACCTGCAGATCTGCAGCGCTTAGGAGGCACTGCACGAAGCGGCTACGCCATCAGCATAACGAACAGCGGAAAGCGGGAAGCTCAACGCAAATTTGAGCCGATGTTTAGGTCTGGAGATCTAGAGCTCTTGAGCATAAGCGCTAAGATGCTCAACAGAATGGCAGGCCTGAGCGTACCTGAGAAGGGCTACACTATCCGCTATCAGTCGATCCCACTCAGCGAGCAGGAGCGAGACGGTCTACGCAAGGATCTGATTGAGAAGGTACAGGCCGGTATCATGTCCAAGGTTGACGCTTATATGGAGCTGCACCCAGGTCTCAGCCGTGCAAGGTCTATAGAAGCTCTGCAGCGTATTCAGACAGAAGAGCTGATCGCACCTACACCACAGCTTCCGGGCATGGCAGGCATGGGCGGTGCTGCTGCGCTACCAATGGGCGAGGCTCCAGAGGTAGACGCAGAGGGCAACATCACAGACGTCGGCGATCGTGTGGTTCTCAATGGAGCGCAAGTCACAGCAGCTCAAGGCATTGTTGAGGCTGTAGCGTCATCAAAGCTGCCACGGGACACGGGCTTAAACATGCTCATCGAATTCTTTGGTATTCCGCCAGCCGCTGCAGTCCGCATTATGGGCAAGGTCGGTCTAGGTTTCAAGCCATCAATACAACAATAGGAAGGACTAACTATGGGCGTTTCATGTCCACACTGTAGCAAGGATGTAGCAGGCTTTGTGCCTGAAGAAAGACTAAGCAAGATGGCAGCAGATAAGCGGGAAGCGCTCGCACAGCTTGAGGCCTTTAAGAAAGAGACCGAGGTATATCGCACTAAGGCTGAGACAGTTGAGGCGCTGACAGCAGAGCTGACAGAAGCACGCAACCACGCGCAGAGCTTGACCACTAATCACACCAGACAGCTTGATGTTTATAGACACGGGATCACGGATGCCGAAGATGTGGCAGACCTCTTGGCTATCTATGAGCGCAGAGCACCTGAGGGCACAGCGCTTGCTGAGTGGCTCAGCAATAAAGACGCACTGCCTAAGGCTGTCTCTGCACTGCTTGGCAGCAGCGCACCAGCGGGCGCACCGCTCGAGGCTACACCGCAAGCAGCACCGCCAGCAGCAGCAGCTACACCGGCTGAAGTGGTCCCGTCCAATCCAATCCTAAACGGCGCAGCACCTGCACCCGTGGCTTCTGCCAATGTGGGCGCAGTCGCAACGCCTCCTGCTCGAGCTCTGCCGTCTGCATCTGACATATCGAACATGTCGATCGATGAATACAAAGCGCATAGAGACACACTCATTGCGGGCTTGACGCAGCAGCGTTGAGTTAGATAGACTTTCACTGAGGCCGCAGGTCGCACCTGTAAAAAGCGGAACGGCAGAAAACCACAATCAATAAAACCGTTCCTTTTTAGGGGTACATCATGACTATTAAGCATTCCGGACTCGAGACCGATCTTCGTCTCGCAGCAGTCCTTGACCAAGAGATCGCACTCAAGCTTGCCGATCGCTCATCCATCCGTAACAGCGGAGCTGTCCGCAGCTATGGCCTTATCAATGGCCGCGGCTCAGACACACTTACTATTCGCATCGCAGGCCTTGACGGTTACGACAAGTTCGCCGTTACTGCTGATGAAGATACTGACGTGTCAGAGACCGCTCTCACTGATGCCAGCGTAGCGCTTGCCGTTGCACGTTACAGCCTTCGTCGTGACCTTGGCGATCTTGCTGAGCTTACAGGCCTTCCAGGTTCAGACATCTCTGTAGATCGTCTGGCTTCCTCGATGGTCGGTGAAGCTGAGCAGCTGTTCATGGCTCTCGTAGGTGATGCAATCCTTGCCTTCGGTACCGATAAGGGTGCTAAGACAACCGAGCTCAGTGTTGACAACTGGTTTGACGCTATCTCTACTCTGCAGTCCGCTGGCAATACAGGCGCTACATACGCTCTGATTAACCCATTCCAATTGGGCCAGCTTCAGAGCAGCATTAGAGCTGAAGCAGGAGCGATCCAATTCGTGCCTGCAACTCAAGAGATGCTGGCTGTAAAGGGTGCAGGATACGCAGGCATGTTTGCTGGTGTTGACATCTTCACCAGCAACCAGCTTGATGACACAGGCGGCGGCTACGATGGCGGCATGTGGGCTGAGGGTTGCCTCGGATACGCAGAGGCAGCACCAATGATCAGCCAGGGCGCTACAATGCGGCCTGCAGCTTCACCGGTTGTGGTTGAGTTTCAGCGAGACGCCAGTAAGGCATTAACCGAGGTTGTAGGCCACTATTACGTCGGTTGCTCTATCATTCAGGATGGTATGGGCGTCGGTCTGCTCTCTACTACATGAGCACTTTAGGGTGCCCCGAGGTGTGGCGGCTTCGTCCGTCCTTCCTCGGGGCCACTCCCCCTCGGGGCTCCCGTTTTATATAAGGAAGGACAAAACACATGGCGCATGATTTCGGATCTATGGGAACAGTGGTAAGCGGCGCAGCAGCCAGCACCACCCCAGGGGCAAACATTCTACCCGAGATGCCCCGGGCTAATTTCTATCTGATGCACAACCCGGAAGGCTGGGAACCCGTAAAGCGGGACGATGGCGGCTGGGAGTGGCTGCCAGTGCTGAAGCGGCTACTGATTAAACCTGGCGTCAATGGCGTCAGAGGCGGCAAGGGCGGCGCGGATGATAGCCAGGCGCGGATGGGATACCAAGACCGAGGCTGGACTATCCTTAGCCGCGAGCTTGGCTACATCATGCGGTATCCATGCAAGCGAGGATACAGCTACTACCTGACTTGGGATAAACCGATCAAGGCAGGCAGGCGGCTTGTAGTGCGTCACGATACAGAAGGGTACAACGACTTCAGACGCAGCCTTGTAGAGGATGGGCTAATCTCTGCGCCTATTCCTGAGGTGCTCGTAGGTGTTCTGGATAGCTATCAGAAGCAGATAGATCGGAACGCTAAAGACATACACATCCCTACAGTCAAGGCTAAGATTGATGAGGCACAAGCTCTGATCACTGGAGCCAGAGAGGCTGCAGCTGAGCTGACCAGCAAGACTAAGCCAAAGCGCACCCGCGCCAAGAAGGCGGCACAATGAGCAAAAAACAAAAGACGCGCGAGAACATCGACCAAATGACTGCTAGGATCATTGACTCCCAGCGCAATAACGGTCAGACTGTAGACAGGGCCGCAGTTAGAGAACGGGTCAGAGAATCATTTATCCGCAATGAGCGGGACAACAACAACAGATAAGCCGCAGCGTCTGCTGCATTGGGGATCTCAATGGCTTCTAAATTCGCATACCGTTACCGCAAGCCCGTTGCATCAGTTGGAGTGGGTGTCCGCACCTCAGCCACTGAGGCAGACAGCTCTACTCCTACAATCACTGCAGGAGCAGGCGCACCATCAGCTACTGAGGCTAACGGCTCAATCTACTTGCGCACTAACGCCACTAACGGTGACGACGCTGTCTATGCTCGCATCGGTGGCGCCTGGGTGGCGATCAAGGGTCAGACTGCGTAAACCTTTGAGCAAAGGGTAGGCAGATGCCAGCCTCAGATTATGAACAACCGTTCACGGCTCGGATCCCCTTTCCAGAATATATGGAGAGGGGCAAAGCTCAGGCCGTCAAGCTTGAGGTATACAGAGAGGGAGTCTTGCAAGCTCCCGCCTCTGGCACCTTTACGCTTTACGATGCATCAGGGCTGGCAGTTGTAGACGCGCAAGCGATCACAATCACTGGAGACGTAGCGCACTATACGATCCCAGCTTCTGTCATTCCAAGCACTACACCAGTAGGCGAGGGCTGGCAGCTTGAGTGGGCTCTGACATCTCCGGCTGGAGTGACGCGGACCTTCAGACGGTCTGGCTCTTTGGTTCTCAGAGCATTGTTTCCAGTAGTGACAGACGTAGATCTCACCGCTTGCTATTCCGATCTTGATGACCTCAGGCCGTCAGATGTTACAAGCTATCAAGAGCCTATAGATGAGGCCTGGCGTCAGATTATCGGGCGTCTCGTAGGGCGTGGGCGCTTTCCCTACCTCATTCTTGACCCTTGGGCATTGAGAGAGATCCATCTCGAGACAACGCTCTCTCTGATCTTCAGAGACTTTGCGAGCTCAATAGGAGAGGGCCGCTATCTTGATCTGGCAGAGAGCCACAAGAAGACAGCAGCTAGTGCCTTTCGTTCTCTGACATTCCGCTATGACAGCGACCATGACGGCCGCCCAGATGGACAGGGTAAGCGCACAGCAGCAGAGCCTGTCATCTACCTCAGCAATGCACCCAGGGGCCGCTGGGGAGGCCGCTGATGCCTGCCACAGTAAAGAGCCTAAGGCAACGCGTAGAAACTGCCATAGACGCAGTGACGGGCTTTACGCCGGCTAAGCATCCCTACAACGTCTTTGGCCGCGATCCTGCTTCAGTGCTTCACAAGCGCTTTGCTGTGGGTGTGCCACGTACGGAGCCCGTTCCTAACAGGCGGCAAAAGACAGCAGACGGCGCCGTGTGTAACACCGCTCTGGGTGTCACCTACTGCATTAGAGTGAAGCCTAAAGATCAGGTGGCCAGCTACGATGAGAGCCTCGATGCAGAGGCTGAGATCATTAAGGCTGTTATGGCAGAGTCTACAGCTCTCAGGGCTGATGCCTCTATCTCTTTCGCTGGTGTTGTTATGAGAGAAGTAGATCCGGCCGGTGAGTGGATCATAGGCGAGATCGAATTCACAGCTCTACACATTCTGGACCTGGATTAAACATGGACAAAAAAACCGCTAAGGCCTTCCTCAATATGCACGCTCCAGGCTGGGCTGATGCTGAAGTAGCTAGCCACTATATTAAGAGCTCTGTAGATCCAAAGCGTCGAGCTGAGTGCATGTCAGCATTGACGGCGCACAACAGCGCGCAACCTGCTAAGATTACCAAAACCAAAGCCAAGCCAGCTGGCAAAGCTAAACTTAAAACCACCACCACCAAGGAGGGCTAAACGATGGCCCACTCTACAGTAGTCAAGAATTTCCGGGACGGCTCGCTCTCCATTGCCGATGGCGCAGGATCACCCGCTACACACACAGTACAGTATGAGGCTGGAGACTTTAGTATCTCAGGGCTCGTAGCAGGACAGAAGGAGCTGGCGACTTACCTAGATCGCGGAGACCTGGCCTCTATCCGTCACACGAATGTCAGCTTTCCAAGCGGATCATTCTCGATGCACATGACCGACGTGAGCTCTGGCGGGTATAGCACTGCAGTCGACTTGATGCTGAAGCAGGGGTCACACGCTTCTGCTGTCTCTACTCTTGGCGCCAACGCTGAAGTGTACGCAGTAAAGCTGACGCTAACAATCGAGGAGAGCGATCACTCAGGGGGCGATGATCACACGATCGTTCTCGACGATTGCGTGTGCTCAGTAGATATGGCAGAGGGTGACCCAAACAGCATGTCTGTTAGCTTTACCTGCTACGGCGCTATCACTCTCACTTGATCAACCTGAGGAAGGACAACCATGCAGGCAGATAAAGTAATTGTGGATCTAAGCGGCAAGCAATACACGGTAGAGCTACCACCTTTCGCAGAGCGGGAGGATATCGCTATCGGGTATGGCGCAGAGGCTAAGCACCCGCGCAGACAGCAGCGTGCGCTGGTGGGGGCCCTTGGTCTCTGTGTCCCAGCTCTCGGGCTTGGAGGGGTTGATCTCTACGAGGAGCTCGACCTGGATTTAGTCAAGTATGGCGGACGGGTGTACTCGGCTGCTATCGCTAAAGGTCTCGATCGTCAGGAAGTCATAGACGCCTCGGTGAAGTGTTTTACCGCAGTCTGTGAGAGCTTATTTCCTCGTGAGACAGACGTAGAAAAGAAAGCAAATTTTACCGCTCCCCAAGAGGATCCGCAGACCGCTTAGCGGTTCTCCTGGGGTTAAAACATGCGGGGGATCCACATTGGTTCTACCGCCTAACTACCGAGGAGCGGATCGCAGTGCTTGCCGTAAACAGACCAGAGCAGAAGAAAAAGCTAACCCGAGCGGGTCAGCTCTCTAAGCGGGTCAAGGCAGCCAGCGCTGATGCTGAGTCTTTCTGGCTTGGGGGTTAAGGTGGCAGCATCCAGAATAAGAGTAGGCACAGGCAAGGCCTCTATAGATCTGACGGGCACTAATACGATGTTGGATCGTGTGGTCAAGCATTCTACTAAGGCGCTACGCAGGCCGCTTGAGGATGCCATGCGGGAAATCTACGCAAGCGTCAGGCAGGAGTGGCCTAAGCCCACCAAGGCTAATCGGGGCGGAAACCGTAGAAAGAGAAAGCAAGGGTTTAACCCTAAGGGCTGGGCGTCTACTGGATTCTCACAGCGCAATTTCCGCTGGCAAACCTTTATCGATCCAAGCAAGAACAGCTTGAGCATTGCCGTAGCGCTACTGAACCCAGCCCAGAACCATCCAAGAAAGGGCCGCTATCTATACATGGCGCGCGAGCCCTACCCATCTCGTAAGTTCTACTGGCGTGAGCTGATAGGTAAGCCAATGAGAAGACGCTCTAAGCGTTTAATCCCAGAGCTCGCTGAGGCGCAGCGACGAATGTTGGAGGGCAAGTAAGATGGCCGCACGCGGATCAATCGATCTAAGCTTTAGAGCTGACCTGAGTAACTTGACGCAGCAACTGGCCAAGATGCCGGAGGTCACAGAGAAAGAAGCCAAGGCAATGGTTAAGGCTCTCGAAAAGCAATTTAAGAGCGCCGAAAAGGCAGCAGAGAATGCGGCCAAGAAAGCCGAGAAGGCTTGGAAGAAATCAGGCAAGGGCGTACGCGGCGCAGCGGCAGATGTCGGCGGATACAACGACAAGCTAAAGAGTCTATCAGATACAACAGGTGAGGCAGACTCAGCGATCAAGGGCTTTGGATCTGCTGTTGGACTTGTCAGCCCTAAAGCAGAGAAAGCGTTCTTTGTGGTGGGTGAGCTTGCAGGCAGTGTAGAGGGTCTGAGCCGCTTGATGATTGCGGGCATGGGTCCGCTCGCTCTGGTCACTGCTGCTGTAGCAGCCCTGGGCGGGATGTATCTAAAGGCATCCTCAGATCTCAAGGCTGCAGAGGAACAGATGCAGGCCTCCTCTGAGGCAGCCGCAGCAATGGCTGAGATGTTTGGCAGACTCGAGGACAGCATAGCGGATGCAAAGTTCGATCTACTTGCAGCTCAGGGCAAGAAGAGCGCAGAAGAGATTGCACGCCACACCGCAGAGATGCGGGCTAATGCTGCTGTATCTGCAGACTTAAAGAAGGCCACAGATGAACACGCAGCCGCGCTAAAGAAACAGAAAGAAGGGCTCAAGACTGTATCAGAAAGTACAGCAGGTCTATCTGCGCATCAGAAAGCTGGCATCGATGGCGCTAAGCGATACAACAAGGAGCACGGGCCTTCACTACAAGCTGCAGTAACTCGAGCTGCCAACACTGTAGAAGGACTCAGAAAGAAACAGGCAGAGCTGGCCGATACCTACGCAGCTACAATCGTTCAGAACACCAAGAACAAAGCAGCGCAGAAGACAGCCACGAAGAGCACCAAGCAGACCACGGACGCGATTGATGAACTGATCAAGACTGCAGAGGGCTTGATCCCAGACGATAGAAGCCAGATCGAACAGATGGCAGATCAGCTTGCAGAGTTGCAAGCAGCAGCAGACGCGAGCGCCCCAGCTGCAGCCCGGCTGGCTCCGAGCATCAAGGCACTTGGACAAGCGATCGATCAGGTCCAGGCTAATGAGCTACTGGCTGAGCTCGATAAGCTGCCGACATCTGCAGCCAAGCTTGACGAGCTCCAGAAGCGCGCAACCGATCTAAACAAAGTAGAGACGCCGATAACACGGGCCAGGATTCTACTTGCGGAGCTGAGCGCAGAGGCTGAGAAGTCACCGCAGGCGTGGGAACAATTAGCCCCAGCAATCCGAGAGACCCAGGCCACACTGGACCAATTGAACACCGAGCAAGCAAAGCAAAAGCTGCTAGAGCTCTCGAACCAGATCAGCTCGATTGGCGGCAACATCACCCAGGCTATGTCTAATATTGCGGCTATGAATATGGCTGGAGTAATGAAGACAGGCCAGAAAGCTCTTGAGGTATTCGACGAGCGGGCTGAGGGTCTCAACGAGCGGATAGCAGAGATCGATGAGCAGATCACAGCCAGCACCGATGAGGCTACAAAAAAGCAGCTTGAGGCCGAGAAGCTACTACTTGAGGGCCGCTTAGAGCAGAATGAGAAAAACAGAGAGAAGCAAAAAGAAGTAGAGAACGCAGCAATCAAGCGAGCGTTTAAGCTTCAGCAAGCAATGAACCTAGCCTCAGTAGCTATGAACACCGCTACAGCAATTATGAATGTATGGGCCACTATCCCAGCACCTGCAGCGCCTGTAGCCAGTGCTGCTGTAGCAGCTCTCGGGGCAACTCAGGCCGCTATGGTGTTGAGTCAAGAGCCGCCAGAGATGCACCTCGGAGGTATGGTCAGAGCTGATGAGAACATGATCAAGGCCAGAGCAGGAGAGGGCATCCTTACCCGTCAGGGCGTGCAAGCTATCGGCGGCGAGGCAGGGCTCGCAGCAGCCAACCAAGGCGCAGCGTCTGGCGGTAGTATAGTAGTGCAGCAAGTGTATAAGCATCGAGTGTTAGACACTGTGCTAACAGACTCAATAAAGCGCGGAGGGCCTATCACTGCTGAGTTAAACAGACGCAGTAGAAGAGGACGGCGCAACCCCCACCGCAGAGCTAGCTAATGTCAGACCATACGCAAGATCACTACAGAGGCCTCATTCTAAGAGATGACCGCTTCAGCGCAGCTAACGTCACTATCTCGCCAGCCGCACAGCAAGCAGGGCCAGTAGTAGGTGAGCCGACAGTAACAGCAGGGCACGGCTATATGGATCTTGAGGCCACGGGCACATCACCTGCGGACAAGGCCTACCAAGTCAGATGCGTAAAGCCAGGCAACGCAAAGGGCACTACAACGGGCGGCCGCTTTGCATGGAAGAACAAAGCCGATCCCATTACAAGCTGGCGAGACTGGCACCCTGTGAGCTTCATTACAAGCTCTGAAGTATTGGCGGTGAACAACTCAGTATTGGCCGGAAACCTGTGGCCACACGCCATCACCAGCAAGGATGGCTATGTCCACGCAGTCTATGCAATTGAGGACTCAAGCGGGCCGACCTCCGGAATATATGTAAGGACGTTGGACCCGGCTACAGGTGTATGGTCTATCGTTAACATTGGGACCCAGGCCATTAGCGCGACTCATCGAGTAGCAGCGCCATGCACTATTGTCGAGCTCCCCACAGGCCGCCTAATTGTGCTTGCCGGGTTTTCTTATGCGTCAATAGATACCTTTTACTCTGACGATCGGGGGGCAACCTGGGCCAGGTCTCAAGCTCAAACTGACCCAGCGCTGGAAAGCTACGGCATTAGGGACATCGATCCGCCTGCCTCAACAATTCACACCACTACCGTACACTATCAGGCCGTCTATCATAATGGCTATATCACTTTAGTAAGAGAAATAATCACGCAGAATCCAGCAGAGATGCACGAGATTGATCACTATGTGTCCGAGGACTTCGGGGTCTCATGGCGCTTTGTCGAGAGGTTCCAGCCAGATCTCACTGTGCTAGTCGGTTCTGGTACAAGCTTAGAGAATGTCTACAATCCGTGTCTTGTAGTCGATGAGCTTGGCGGTGTGCTGATGCTGTATTCTACAGCGTCAATTGCTAACGTTGTGAAGTACACCCGGAAGTCTACACCCTATGCGAAGTTTGCAGAGAACCCGGATTTCAACACGGCGATCGGCACGTTCCACGAGGCGGGCGGAGGCGCCATGGGTAACTTTACTGCCTGTGTAGATCAGGAAGGGTATCTCTGCGTAGCTCACCAAGGCGCAGCTCTGGGCGGCACTGTCGCTAACGGGAGAGGCCGCGCATACTGTAGCCGCTACGACTTGAGGAACCCTAGCGTGCTTATCGATGACGACAGATCACAAGGCTCAGCATTCTATGGGCTTTCCGAATCGGGCACTAGTGCCCAGCAGTGGCCGCTGTTGTCAGTAGAGCCGCGCTTTGGTAGTGTCTTAAAGCGCAGCCGTAGCACGATGACCCCACACAAAGACGGGCTCATGCTGATTACCGGTACATTCTCAACAGAGCAAGGCGGGCAGGCAAGCACACCTGGCTACGGTCCAGATCTGCAGCTCCAGCTGGGCGGCTACAGTAACTATGGCCGCTATGGCGGAGTGGGTAAGGAGGTATATCTACCCAGTGACACGCCAGACAATATAGCGGCCGGTACTACTTTTTTGACTGCAACTAGCACCGGCTCTACTACATTCTCAATCAATGCGTCTGGGATGCAGATGGCCAGCTCTGGCGCACAACATTTCTTCACACACCAGACAGCTAACGGCGGCATCTATGCCAGATGCAAAGTTATTACCGCTGCATCTGTCACAGGTACCGACATTGTCGGAAATTACGCAAGCATCAGCCAGGGGGGAGTAGAGCTGAGGCTAGGTAAGGATCGCGCTCAGGTCTTTGATGTGGGATCCGGTTATCCGGGCACAGCTTTGAGCGCGATCGTCACGCTTCCTAATGTCGAGCGGGACTGGTTTGTAACCTTTAAGAATGGCACGTCTAGCGATACTGGATGGGTGATGTATAAGTCACCGGGCGATCAAGTATGGACGCCGATCGAAATGGCTAACAACATGGCAGCGCCTGGATCTTCTGCAATAGATCCTTACTTTGGACATCAAAAACTCGGCGATGTCACAAGCATCTGGCAGAGCGTTCAATTTGTTGGAGGCATTCACAACGACACAGACGAGTGGCAGCTTGCTAATTATCACCCAGTGTATCTATATGGCCGCCCATTCAGCCTAGCTCCTATCTACTTAGATGCGGGATGGTCTATCGAGAGCAAAGGCTCTGCAGCTTTTGTGGCCGATGAGTGGGAAGCAGGCACCGAGTATGAGCACCCGATCAAGGTGATACACCCAGAGATTGCAGCTTCACCGCGCGTGGACTGGCGTAGCACTTCGGATGATGCAGAGGTGACCATAGAGTGGAACCTCAATAGCGGCGTAGCTACTCGGCCGCTGAGCTCAGCAATAGGCCTGCACCTTAATGAGATTAACTTTAAAACGGCATATCTTGAGGGCTACAACGGCTCCTCATGGATATCGATCGGAACGGTCAACACCACTGCGGATTATACCGGCCTGCAGTATGCATTGACTGGCAACATAGTAAGGCCAGGCGGTACGGCTACCTATGGCGCTAAGCGATATGTAGGCCTTGAGGAGCTGCGCGGCAGCTATGCTGTATTCAATCCGGGTACAGGCTCTGAGAGCATCCACGCGATCAACCACAACAGCCAGGGATCCTACTCTGCTGTCAGCGGTACAGCTCACGCTAAGTCTGCTGAGCTCGAGGTAGCTGGGGACGTGTCCGCCGTGTCTGCTACAGGCACACTCGAGATCAGAGAGAAGCAAGCCACGCTAATAGCCTACGAGGCTGCCGCAGCCTACGAGAAGTATCGGCTACGCATTCCGGTACAGGACACAGCAGAGGGCTACTTTAAGATCGGATCATGTCTACTGGGTCCGCTGCTTGTATTCGGGCAAGATTACTCTTGGGGCCGAACTGTAGCAATGACTGCCAACCAAGAGATAACAACAGGCAGAGCGGGCGATCGGCTTGTAGAAGAGCTGGCGCCTGTACGGCGTCAAGTACAGTTTGCCTGGACCGAGGCATGGGACGCGCTGCCCATCGGGGGCGATACTCCTACAAGCTTCGATCACCTGACTATCGGGTCATCAACTGGCGTAGCAGTCAGGAGCGATCCTACAATCATGGCAGGCGCTTTGCTCAGACAGCGAGGCGCAAAGGAGCCGACGGTCTATCTGCCACGGATTCCGCACATGGTGCCAAACACATACACCGCAATGGTACTGGGTCAAGATAGACACATCTACGGGCGGATCGTTTCACCGGTTACACAGCAGACAGTGCTGGGCGATGAGGGCACCAATGAGGCAATAGTAGTCAATCAGATCGTGATTGATGAGGAGCTTTAAGCAGTGGCATTTAAGAAGGCACAGCTTGAGGCCGGGCAGCTTGTCTGGCTGCTTGACCTGCACATAAGAGGCAAGGTCTACAGGTTCAGTACAGACATAGTAGAGGTCCAGTCTGGAACAGACGTAGGGCCATCCTCATTCAACTACGCTGCGGGCCTTGAATTCTTAGAGTATGAGGACGTTGTAGGGCTGCTCGATGCCGAAAGCTCTACACGGGAAGTGTCGGTTAGCGTGCTGTTTCAAGCTGGACAGCAAGAGGGATGGACCTCTATATCTGACACCAGCAGAGACGCTGGGCAAGCTACCGGGCAGCTCAGCTTGCACCTTGTAGGGAACACCCACAAGCAGCGTGAGATCATAGTAGATGGCTTCCTTGATTCTCCGAGCTACGGCGGAGCTAATGAGCCTGTAGCGTTCACTCTACAAGAGAGTGACCATCTAGACCCGGCACTGTTCCCGCCTATTAGTGCCAAGGTAGACCACGTCAACTGGCCACAGCGCACAGCGGGCGGCAGCTCAATTAGACCAGACGACAATGCTGTAGGACAGGTCTACCCCTGGGTCTTTGGCAACCCAGGCACAAGCCCTCCGATTGGCTGGTGGGGTCAGAATACCGGCTATTTTGATGCGACTCCTGCACTACTCGCAGAGATAGATGTAACGACTGAGGATAACGCCACTAACTATGCATCTCTGTTGATCGCTGGGCATGAGACATTTCCAGGAGCTGCGGGCACGCTGCATAATGTGACGCTGTTTTCTGACAACTGGCCAGCACCTTATACGACTCTGGCAGTGAACAGAGTAGACAACTCAGGCCAAGCTGTGACCACTTGCCGAGTGGCTATGCCTACGACTACTGCGGCTGGGTACATCAAAGTAGGTGAAGAGATCTGGTGCAGCTGGTCAGGAGCAGGCGGCGGAGTGATCAACAAAGACCGCACAGGGCCGATGCGAGGAGCTGGCGAGATCATAAGCTACCTGCTTGAGCAGTCCGGGCTGAGGGTAGACCTACTCAGATCAAGGGCACCGCTCAAGGCTGTTGATGCTTACCTATTAGACTTCTGGATCAATGAGCCCAGAACACCAGCAGAGATCATTAGTGAGGACATCTTACCGATTCTCCCGCTCAGCCCTCAGCAGAGGACCGAGGGCCTCAGCTTTGTGTACTGGCGATGGGACGCAACTGCAGAGCAAGCGAGCGATAGAATAGATATTGATAAAGACTTTGGTGATCGCGTCTCACCTGTTGAGGTGTCGCCTATCTCTGAGGTCTACAATCAGATCACCATAGAGTTTTGCCGCACGGGTCCAGATGGGCAGCTCAGGAAGCGGCTCACCTATACCCATGAGGACTATGAAGATCATGCAAATGTGATCTTTAATCAGTACGCTCTGGCAAGCTTCAGCCGCTACGGCCTGAGAGAGGCGCCTATAGTTCAAGCTCCAGTGGTTGAGAGAGATGAGACGGCTATAGCTATTCTGGACTGGATGATTAGATTCCACAGCCAAGCCCGGCGGACGGTGGCCTATCGTCTGCCTCAGAAGTATCAAACATTAGAGCCAGGTGATGTAGTCACCCTGACAGACTCAGAGATAGGATTCTCAGAGACGGTCTGTCTAGTTACCAGCGTTATCAGAGCGCCTGGCCTTACAGAAGTTTCATTCACTACCGTTCCACACTGGGCAGCAGACACACGGGTCTGATATACTCAGCCCACAACTAGGGGATCTCATGGCCGCTATCACTATCTCATCAATCAACCTGCCGAATAATGTAAAGACAACACTGTCTGGCACGCCTAATACCATGCAGGAATATAAGATCCCGTCTAATGCAGAGGCTATTGAGGTTCAGTTTATCAGCCATCCAGGTGTGGTGGTCTTTACAGGCGGCACAGACGCCACTGTCATCAGCTCAGAAATCGGCTATCCAGTTGCAAAGGATACCTCCTTCTTCTGGAATCTCCCAAGGTCTAAGGGTGATCACAGCGTATGGCTCGCCAGCAGCAACGGATCCACGGTTGTTCATATTGTTGTCTACGAGGCTTGAACAATGCCGATCAAATTTGGTTCATCATCAGCAGCAGCAGCCCCAGCGGCAACGGATCCAGACTGGACGCGCATTGACGTGACAGATGGCACCTGGACAAAGTCAGACCCAGATGGCACCGCCTCAAACATCACAAACGTTGGCGGAATCAACAAAGCCGATCTTGGCACGGATGATAACGATCTGGTCACGGACGGGTGCGTATTCTACAAAGAGCTGAAGAACGCTGACGGCTCATCGATCGATTTTCTGGACAAGCCTGTATATTTTCACGGGTATATCCATCTGCCCGCTATTGGCTGGGACACTACCGGCACCCAGGGCGGCGGAGATAACCGCCCAGCTGTAGCAACTCGCGTTTATTGCTTGGTCGGTTTGATGACTGACCCCGAAGAGCTGCCGACACCGCAGGACATCTTAGGGGTCGGCATTAATACGCATGATACCGGCTACAGAAACACGCGAATGATCGTTAGAAATATCTCTAACAGCGGCGGAAATCCGAGCGTTCTTAGAACAAACTTTGCAAGTATTACAGACTTTGACGCAGACAACGGCAAGCACTCGATCAACCGTATTGAATTCGATTTTGAGATTACGAGAGATGAGCGGTTAAGCGCTTCGGGTACCAGACCAGCCGATCCGCCGTATACCAAATGGGCCTTTCACCGTGGACGGTATGACAACGGGGATGCGTCACAGGACCGGAACTCCTACGTAGTCAGTCAGAAGTGGGGAGCCACGCGCACAAACAAGCTGTATGTTTGGGTGTCAATCGGCCGTGCTGGCTCGGTAGGCAATAGCCAATCGATCGACTTCGATTGTTACTTTAAGTGCGATGTTTTGACTAGCGGCACTAACGCCAGCGGCGAAACCCAGCTTACATAGGCAGAATCATGACACTCGAAGAGCTAAACGAAAACGAACACGCCAATCAATCTGCGCACATCGAGGAGATTGTGGGCGTCGTTGAGATGATGGTGATCGCCGCTCAGGTGCCATCAGTCGCAATTACTCAAGCACAGAGCGATCCGGCTGCAGCTCAGGCGCTGATCGAATATCTGATCCAGGGCTGATATGAAGTGCGTAGTCTATCTGGACAGGCAGCACGCAGGAAAGCCAGGCAAGCGAGCCAGAGACACTGGGGCATCTGCTGATCTGGATGGCGATGGAGAGATCACACTCCATGAGCAGGAAGCTCTGCTGACTCCGCGCTACCTGTGGGCCTGTGAGTTAGCTTTACGGGAGATGGGTCACACCGTGATCTGTATCTCGGATGGTAGCTATGCTGATAGACACAGGCGGGTCAATGCTTACGCCGGCACATTCCCCAGCTCTACCCCTCAGATCTACATTGCTGCTCATCTCAACGCAGGATGGGCGGGCAGATCAGGCAGCGGATACGGCGCGATCTTCTATGACTACAAGAGCAGATCAGGGCCTGAGCTCGCCTCAAGGGTTGCCCGTCAGCTCAGAATGGTCGCGCCTGAATTGAATGGGGTCAAGTGTATTGAGGCTAAGCCTGAGGGCTGGACGCGTAACGCCTGGAGCACTATCCAAGTGCAGCAGCCTATTGCGCTTTGCGCAGAGCCAGCCTTTATTGATTGTCCAGAACATGCCGAGCTGCTGACGCCATCCGGCTTAGCGGCTATCGGTAGAGCAATAGCAGCAGGCATAGACGCCTGGTGTAACACCTGTGAGGTATAAAAATGAAAGCCGCTTTTAACTCTTTGTTTAGCGCCCATGAGCGCATCAGCTATCGACGCCTGGCCACGTTCTGTGCAGCCTCTGGCTTGCTTGTCATGGACAAGCTCAATGGAGACCAGTGGTGCTACGTTGCGATCGCGTTCATTGCCGGAGAAGCCGCACCTAAAATGGCTGCAGCGTTTAAGGGTCAGTGAACATGGATCCCATAAGCTGGATCCTTATTGCAGCCGCTCTCCTCGTAGGTGGGGCGGGCGGCTACTTTGTCAGCGGCGGCGGAGATGACGACAGCGCAGAAGTAGCTGAGGCTATCGGTGAGCTGAGCGTAGCAGTGAGCAGGCCGCTTACACTTGACGCAGAGACGCGGGCAGGGCTGGCAAGTGATGTCCCGGCCGGATGTCAGGACGCTAAGCTAAGCTTGACCCCAGCATGTCTGGCTGCTTCATGCTGGCGT